CTGTGATGGTGGTAGTACCCCGATCCACGCCGACGGTGCTTCCATCAGGAAGCACGGGTTCCATGCTGTTACCAGAAACCGTAACGCAAACGGCCTCAGATGGCTGTACACCCTGGCGGCGTAGAGTCATTTTCCCGAACCGAAGCTTCTGCCTTGGCGATTCGTGAACTGCCGTAATTCCAGCGCCTGCTGATAACTCGACTTCCTTGAGAAACGGCACATAGACCTCGTCATCATCCAGCGGGGTCTCATCGTCCCATACGTCGAAAGACCCGATTAACACGGCGTTTGATTCGACTGTAGAAGGGCGCTGATTGCCTTCCGGCGAACCAGTCCCTTCTGAAAGCCACACGGGGTCTACGCCGCATATCTGAGCCAGCCTTATCAGGTGTCCAGAGGTGCGAGTAAGCCCTCGCTCTATCTCCGAGATGGACGCCTGTTTTATGCCTGCGCGATCAGCGAGTTCAACCTGGGTGAGCCCAGCGCCTTTTCGTGCTTGTTTCAATCTGTCTTTGAGTTCCATGCCCGCCAATTTATAGGCCAACCTTTGCAGTTGCAAAAAGGTATCCCTTTCCATAAAATAAAGGCATCCCTTTATATGGGCGGAGATTCGATGAACAACACTTTCAAAAAACTTGTAGAGCACTTCGGCTCCCAAGCAGCAACCGCAGCCGCCCTTGATGTGAAACAGGGGACTGTAAGCGGCTGGGTCAGGGGGCTTCACGGCTGTTCCGCCGAGGCCGCCTTGAAGGCGGAGATCGTGACGAAAGGAAAATTTCTTGCGCGTGATCTGCGACCAGGACTGCCAGAGAACGCTTCCCGACTGTTGAGCTGATTATCCAGCAGCTTGGCTTGCGCTGGCAGTGCTTCGGAAATGCTGGAAATCCATACAGTAAAAAATCGCAGACGAAAAAAAGCCGGTGGCTAGACCGGCTTCTTCAAACAACAAATTTCAGGGGCCAGTATGAACACGAACGTCACCCCCGGCAATACCCCGAATCCTGCGATACGTTTTGCTCAATCTCAAAACGTGTCGCGACACATGTCGTCGCGCGAGATCGCCGAACTGATCGGCAGCTCTCACGACAACGTGCTGAAAACCATCCGTGCGTTGGTTGCGAAGGGTGTCGTTTCTTCAAACGACACCCCCTACGTGCACCCACAGAACGGGCAGGTTTACCGCGAGTTCCTGCTGTCACAGCGCGACACGTTGGTTGTTGTGTCCGGTTACAGCGTCGAGCTGCGTGCCCGGATCATTGATCGTTGGCAAGAGCTGGAAGCCCAAGCGGGCCAGTTCCAGATCCCGGCCACCTACGCCGAGGCGCTGCAGGCTGCAGCTGATCAAGCGAAGGACAACCAAACCCTGCGCCTGGTCATACTCGATCAGGCGCCGAAGGTTGCGGCCATCAACCGTCTGGCAGCTGCGGGCGGCGCGATCTGCATCACCGACGCCGCGAAGCACTTGCAGCTGAAACCTTCGAAACTCTTCGCCTGGATGCAGCAGAACCGGTGGATCTTTCGCCGCCAAGGCTCCGGCCGCTGGACTGCCTACCAACCACGCATCACCTCCGGGCTCATGGTCCACAAAGTCACTGCTCTCAAGCCTGACTCAGAAACCGGTGCCGATCGTGCCGCTTTCGATCCTCTCGTTACCCCAAAGGGCCTTGCCCGTTTGGCCGAATTGAATATCGGAGCCTCGCTGTGAGCGTTCAAGCAATGTCATGGGCGCTGTCTTTGCCCACGCAAGTTCTCAAGGATGCCAGTGCCCGGCACGTGCTGCTGTGCTTGGCCAACTATGCCGGATCGAATGGCGCTGGCGCGTTCCCGTCGGCTACCACCCTGGCTCAGGACACCGGCCTCTCCGAGCGCACCGTGCGCTACAAGCTGGATGACTTGGAAAATTCCGGACTGATCCAGAAGGGCAACCAGGCGATCGCCGCTGTTCACATTGATCGCCACGACCGTCGCCCAGTCGTTTACGACCTTCAACTATCGCGGGGTGCAAATGCTGCACCCCGTACAGAACGGGGTGCAGATGAAGGCACGGGGTGCAATCCACAACAGAACGGGGTGCAACCTACGACAGAACGGGGTGCAGCGGCTGCACCCAATCCGTCACTTAACCATCAATTAACCGAAGAGCAGCTGCAGCAGCGCGAGATTGATGCCGCTCTTGCCGAACAGAACAGCGCCGCCATCGAGCCGCAGGATGATCGCCAACGCTTCGCCATGTTCGCCACCTGGGTCCCGAACGAGAAGGGGCTTTCGGATCAAATCGCCATCGCCGGGCTTCCTGCTGACGCGGTTCCTGAAGCGGCGATTCGGGCGTTCATGGGGTTCTTCGTCGCCAAGCCAGCGACTGTTGATACCTCGGCCGGCTGGTGCTACCGGCTGGTTCAGTGGGTCAAGCGCGAACGCGTCAAGGCTTCGGGGCAAGGCAAGGCGCCTGACTTCGATAGCACCAGTTGGGCTGAAAACCTAGGAGACTTGTAATGGGCGTTCCTGCGAAAAAAACGACCCTCAAAAGCGCCAATACGTTGCTGAAGACCATGGGCAACCTGCCGCCGGTTATCCCATCCGTCCCAACCCAGTTGCCTCCCGGCACCACCGAAGTCGTCAATGCTCTGTTCAAGGAGTTGAAGGCCATCTTTCCAGCATGGCGCCAGGCTTGGCCAGACGATGAGACCCTGGACGCCGCGAAGCGCAGCTGGATCAAGGCTTTCATGGCCGAGGGAATCAATCGGCTCGAGCAGATCCGGTATGGCATCCAAAACTGCCGAAAGCTCGGCGGAGATTTTGCGCCGAGCGTTGGCAAATTCATCAAGTGGTGTCAGCCAACTCCAGAAATGTTGGGTATTCCCACCCACGATAGGGCGTTTCGTGAGGCGCTGGAGAACTCACATCCGAGTCGGGCGGATTCGCGTACTTGGTCACACCCGGCGGTTCGGCACGCCGCGCTGCAGTGCGAGCTTCACAACCTCGCGGACCAGGCCTCTGAGAAGGCGAGCGAAATCTTCGACCGAGCCTACGACATCACCATTCGCATGCTGGTGCAGGGTCAAGATCTCGACGACATCGCGATCGGTATCGGCCACGACAGCCAGAAATCTGAGATGGAGTACGCGGTGGAAGAGGGAGAGCGCTTCGTTCACGCAACGATCAGTCGTCAAGGAGTTTCGACCGATGGCAAGACCGCGCGTGAGCAGCTGCTGCGCCGGTTTGGCCTCACGCCATCTCCGCGCGTTGTTGGAGGTGCCCAGCATGGCTGATCGCCGCCTGGCTGTTCCTGAGATCGAGACCTACCGCTGGGCCGTGTTCTGCTGCTCTTTCAAGGTTGATTTGAGCTCGCCCCCTGATCACGCGTTGGCTCTGTTCGCCGATGAGGCGATGGCCAAGCGTTATGGGGCCTGGATGTGGCCGGGCACCTACGAAGTCGTCGACGTCGTCACGGGGAAGCCGGCATGCGCGTGAGTTCGAGAAAGCTCCGCGCCTCGGCCAATGGCCAAGAGTGCACCGTCCGGATGCCGGGCATCTGCAATTACAACCCAGAAACCACCGTCCTTGCACATCTGCCATGCGGGCAGAAGGGCATGGGCATGAAGGGCTTCGACACCGTCGCGGTTTACGCCTGCAGCGCTTGCCATGACGTCATCGACGGCCGCGCCGCCGGCGACATCGACTGGCAGGACATGCCGCGCGCCATTGCCGAAAACCACGAAGGCCTGATCCGGGCCGGAATTCTCACCGTAAAGGGGGCTGCATGATCGACATGACGCTGCCGTGGCCGCCAAAGGAGTTGAGTCCGAATGCGCGCGTGCACTGGCGGCAAAAACACAAACACGCGAAGGCGTACCGCCGCACCTGCGGTCTGATCGCGCTGGCGCTGGATGCACCGCGTCTCAGCGGCAAGAAGTACTTCTGGATCACGTTCTGCCCGCCGAATCGCCGCTCTTACGACGATGACAACCTGGTGGCGCGTTTCAAGTCCGGCCGGGACGGCATTGCCGATGGCCTGGGCATCGACGACAAGAACTTCGTCACGACGATCAACATCGGCAAGCCGGTGCCGGGCGGCGCGGTGCGTGTGCACATCCGGGATTATCCAATCGACGCCGAACCGGCAGCGGTGGGTCAATGACTACTGCGGCAGTGAAAATCACCCAGGCCGAAATCAAGCGGCAGGCCGCCGGCACCGCGCAGGATCTACGCGACCTTGAGAACAAAGGCCTTTACCTGCGCTTCAACAAGGCGCGAACCGGCGGTTCATGGTTCCTGGTGTTGAAAGGGGAGTGGAACCACATCGGCACTTACCCTGAGCTTGTTCATACCCAGGTGGTCGCTGCGCTCCCTGCGATTCGTCTGCGTCTGGCAGCTGGCGAAGGCGCAAGCCTGTCCAAGTGGAACAACGTCGGCGAGCTGCTGGACTGGTTCGCTGATCGCATGTCGCGCGATCGCAACCTGTCGATCAAGCGCAAGAACACTGGTGCATCGATCATCAAGTGCCACCTGAAACCGCGGCTCGGTGAGCTGCCACTGATCGCCATCGACAAGGCTTCGCTCGACACCTTGCTGATGTGGCCGCTACAGGAGACGGTTTCCATCGACTACGTGCGTTCGGCATTCCAGCTGCTGGCCCTGGCATTCCGGCAAGCGGCCAAGCTGGGGATGATTACGTCCAACCCGATGGCGGCGATCCGCTTCAACGACTTCTCAAAGGCAAAGGTTGGCATCAAACCGTCCAGGCTACGCGGCGTTCAGTTGGAAGGCCTGCTCGGGCAACTGGCCGAGGTCATGACCACAGCGCCGCTGGATTCGATGCTCGCGCTGATGATGCTTTGCCACGGCACGCGGATCGGCGAAACCCGAATGGCGCGCTGGTCGCACATCAGCCTGGCCGAGCGCGAGTGGTTCATCCCAGCCGAGAACACGAAAACCGGCGTCGAGCATCACCTGCCCCTGACCGAGCAAGTGTGCACGCTGCTGACCCGGTACCGCGAAGGCCAGTTCGTCCGGGGCTATGAGGGCCAGTGCCTGTTCCCGGCGCGCAACGGCAAGGCACTGGGCGAGGCTCAAGGTTGCGCTGTGTTCCGGCGGCTGGGGCAGGGCGAGTGGACCAGTCACGATTTGCGCAAGGTGGCGCGCACGGGCTGGGCAGATCTCGGCATCGACCACCTGATTGGCGAGCTGCTGATCAACCACGCGATGGGCCACAACGTGAAGGTTTACATCCAGTCGGACGTGATGAGCCGCAAGCGTGATGCCCTCGAGCAGTGGCACGCACATCTAGATCAGAAAGGCTTTGCAGCGATTCACGGATTGACCGGCTTTAGATTTGAAGATTCTGGTAATTCGCTGCAAGCCACAGACCACAAGGCCTGCAAGGCCATTGAAGAAACAACCATAGGCGAGGTTTAAAAATGGATAAAAAGCAGTATGGCCCCGCCTTTGTGCGCCGCCAGATCCCGCTCACCGACTGCCCGTCCTGTGCCGGGAAAGGGATGATCCAGGGCGTGTTTCATCAGCTCGACTGCATCGGTTGTCACGCTTCCGGCCTGGTGCACGCCGAAACGCTGGAACCGCTGCCGGTCGACGAACTGATCGTTCAGCTCGGCATGCTGATCCGCCAGGGTGGTCGCCCTGCGATCCTTCCGCCAGGTGCGCCGACGTCGATGGCAGACCTGTACCAGCAAACCAATACTCGCGGGCCGGGTGGCTCGTCTTACAAGGGGGATTGAGCATGGCCTTCACTCCAACATTTAAAGAACGCACCGCCGAGGATCTGCTGGAGCATTGGGGCCGGTGGGTCGTGCTGGGCTCCGGCGTGTCCTGCTGCGCATCCCGCGAGAACACAATCCTGTCGCCGATGATCACCGATGACGACGCGCTGATGATTGATGGCCTGATGGGCCGCCTGCTGAAGCGTTACCCGGAGTGCGGCCAGGTGCTGATGCGCTACTACACCAGCCGGGATACGTCGCTGATGGAAGTCGGCAAGAAGATGAAGTTCGGCGAGGAGAAGACTCGGCAGCTCTGGAAGGCCGGCGTGGCCTGGATTGATGGCGCGCTCGACATTCGGCGTCAGGCCGCTTGACAGGCCCGGGGACTGACTATAGATTTCAGTTACTTTGCGGTTTTTCCGCGTGCAAAGCCCGTCTCCGAGATGGGCTTTTTGCTTTCTGGAGATGATCAAAGCCCGGCGGAAACGTGCAGGGGTAACAGTCAGCGTGGGGACTGGAGGGAAACGCCACGACAGCAACCTGACAGGGTCGCCATCTCCATCCATTGAGCCTCGGCATTCGCCGGGGCTTTTTCGTTTTCGGCTCCACCACACCCATCGCTCTGAGCTGGGAGTGCTGCTGGAGCCGAACCTAATGCACTCCCCGAAAGGGAGGAATCGAGATGCCGAACATGCCTGAGAAGGATCCCGGACTGTGGGCCGCTGTGCTCGCCTGGCTGCTGCTGCACCAGCCGCAGCTCTATGCCGCTGGCCTGTCGGTCGGCATCGCCGTGCTGCGAGTGATGTACGGCGGCGGGACACGTCGTCAGATGTACCTGGAAGGCGCGCTGTGTGGCTTGGTCACGCTTTCGCTGGTGCCACTCCTTGAATGGATGGGCTTACCGCAAAGCATGGCCACATTTGCCGGCGGCGCTGTTGGCTTCTTGGGTGTCGAGAAAGTGCGCGGTTACTACGACCGTGCAGCAGCTCGAAAGGTTGAAGGCTGATGGCCTGCTCTGGTTGTGCGGATCGTCGCGAATGGATCAAGAAGTGGAGCAAGGTGGCCTATGAGCGAGCCCAACGAATTCTCAGCCCAGGTACTGATCAGCCCCGAGCAGATGACGGTGATAGCCGGCCGGGAGCAGGAGTTCCTGTCGATCCTCAGACAGCAGCTCCAGGAGCAGATGAAGACCAACGAGCTGCTGACAGCGCTGATTCAGTCACTGAATGACGAGCAGGTTGATGACGATGATGCCGAGCCGCTGACCTACATGGACGGCACGCCCGTCAATGGCGGTGGTTGATGGCCAAGCTGACTTCGCTCAAGTCTGAGCTGCAGGCTCAGCCGTCACGCCTCGCCAGCATCAACCCTGACTCATGGCGGTCCGGCAAGCAGACAGCGGCTCAGCGTGGCTACGGCTACAAGTGGCAGAAGGCTCGGGCTGTCTGGCTTGAGCTGCATCCACTCTGCGTCTACTGCGAACGCAACGGGCGAGTAACGGCAGGCACCATCGTTGACCACATCGTCGAACATCGCGGCGATCAGACGTTGTTCTGGGCGCGAAGCAACTGGCAGACGCTTTGCCAACCCTGCCACGACATCGTGAAGAAGGCCGAGGAGGCCGCCCGGCGAAATGAGGCACGCGACTGACGTGCTTCGGAGGGGTGTGGCACGTCATTGCCCCGAATCAAGAGGGGAGGGGAGGGGAGGGGTAAAAGTTCACACCTTTTTGCTCCAAGACCACCCTCCCCCTCACGCGCAGATTTTATCCCCCTTTTGAAAAAAGGAATTCAGCAAATGGCAGGCGTAAAAGGCAAGAGCGGGGGCGCTCGCCCCAACTCTGGCGGCGCTCGGCCGGGCGCTGGCCGGAAAAAGAAGGTTGATCCGGAATCACCAAACCAATCCTCGGTGACCGTGGAGTTCGAGGCCCAGCCACATGGCGGTGCACTGAAGCGGGAAAAGGCGGTACCGGTCCCGGCGCCAGAGATGGACATGCTTTCGCTACTGACGAAAATTGCACTGGGCCAGCTTGATGCCAGCCCGATACAGGTGAGGGCGGCCATCGCCGCGGTTCAATACACACACGTTAAGAAAGCGGATGGCGGCAAGAAGGATGAGGTGCAGAAGGCAGCCGAGCAGGCCGCTGGAAAATTTTCCCGGCAGGCACCGCCCAAACTGGTCGCGGCGAACGGTAAGCAGGTTTAACTATGGAATGGTCAACGGCATGCCCGGACTGGGCGCAGCGACTTGTTGACCGCGAGTCGATCATTCCTCCGCCAATCTTTGTCGATGAGGCTGAACGAGCCTTAGCAATTTTCATGGAGCTGAGAGTCCCGGATCTGCCCGGTAAGCCAAGAATGGCTGACTGCTGTGATGAGTGGGTGCTCGACTACGTTCGGTGCATTTTCGGTGCTTACGACGGAGAGACAGGACGCCAACTGATCCGAGAGTTCGGCCTGCTCATCAGCAAGAAAAACACAAAAAGCACGATTGCTGCCGGGATCATGCTGACGGCTTTGATCTTGTGTTGGCGGGAGGAGGAGGAGCATCTGATCCTGGCGCCGACCCGCGAGGTAGCGGACAACGCTTTTAAGCCGGCCGCGGCAATGGTCCGAGCCGATGAAGAACTGTCGGCGATGTTACACATTCAGGACCATATCAGAACTATCACCGATCGAACGACGCGCAACTCGCTGAAAGTCGTTGCGGCTGACACCGACACCGTGTCTGGCAAGAAGTCGGGCAAGGTCCTGGTCGACGAGCTCTGGGTCTTTGGTAAGCGCGCCAACGCCGAGTCGATGTTCATGGAGGCGCTCGGCGGACAGATATCTCGCGAAGAGGGTTGGGTTATCTACCTGACGACGCAGAGTGACGAGCCACCTGCAGGCGTTTTCAAGGAACGCTTGAGTTACTGGCGTGATGTTCGGGATGGCAAGATCCTCGATCCAAAAACGCTGGGTGTTCTATACGAATTTCCGCAGCAGATGGTTGATGGTAAGGGCTATCTGAAGCCAGAAAACTTCTACATCACCAACCCCAATATTGGACGATCGGTGAGTGCGGAATGGCTTGAGGATCAGTTGAAAAAACGGCTGGGGTCCTCCGATGGGTCTCTACAAAAATTCCTCGCGAAACATCTCAATATCGAAATCGGCCTGAATTTACGCAGCGATCGCTGGGCTGGAGCTGATCATTGGGAGGCGGCTTCCGAGTCTGGCATGAGCCTCGAAACACTACTCGAAAGATCGGAGGTAGTGACTGTCGGCATCGACGGTGGCGGCCTTGATGACCTTTTGGGTTTGACCGTACTGGGGCGAGAGCCTTGCACCCGCCGGTGGCTTCATTGGGCTCATGCTTGGGCTCACCAGATCGTTTTCGAGCGCCGGAAGGACATTGCCAGCGTATTGCGAGACTTTGAAAGCGCGGGCGATCTCACGGTGGTTGATCGACCTGGTGATGACGTGCAGCAGGTTGCTGACATCATCTGCGACATCCGCGATCGAGGACTACTGCCGGAAAAGTTCGCGATTGGCGTGGACGCTGCCGGTATAGGCGACATCGTCGATGAGCTCACTACGGAAGAACGAGGCATCGTGATGGAGCAAATTGTCGCTATCTCCCAGGGCTGGAAGCTGAACGGCGCAATCAAAACTACAGAACGCAAGGTTGCCGGCGGCGAGTTGGTTCATTGCGGAAGTGCGCTGATGAGCTGGTCCGTAAGTAACGCGCGGATTGTCCCCCAGGGAAACGCCATCACGATCACTAAGCAGGCCAGCGGCTCGGCAAAGATCGACCCGCTCATGTCCACATTTGATGCCGTCTCCCTGATGGCCCTCAACCCCGAAGGCGCTGGCGACCTGCAGGGCTTTTTCGATAACCCGATCATGGTAGGAATCTGATGGCCAACAAAAAACCAGGCCGGGTGAAGGCTGCGCTGCAGAACTGGCTCGGCGTACCGATTGGGCTGAAGGATGGCTCGTTCTGGCAGGAGTGGTTCGGTACATCGGCGGCGGGCAAGCATGTGTCGGTGGATAAAGCCATGCAGCTGTCCACCGTTTGGGCCTGCGTGCGGTTGCTGTCAGAATCTGTATCCACGCTACCGCTCAAGCTTTACCAGCGTATGCCTGATGGTTCTCGCACGCCGGCGAAGGATCACCCGTTGTATCGTGTTTTGTGCCGGGTGCCGAATTCGGAGATGACGCCTCAGCGCTTCATGCTGCTGGTAGTGGCGAGCATCTGCCTTCGCGGCAATGCCTTCGTCGAAAAGAAAATGATCGGCAGCCGGATAATCGCGCTGGTGCCGCTGCTACCGCAGTGCATGAGTGTGAAGCGCCTGGATACCGGGCGGCTGAAATATACCTATACCGAGAGCGGTAACGAACGGGATATTCCTGAGAAGAACCTCATGCACATCCGCGGCTTCGGTCTGGATGGTGTTTGTGGGATGTTGCCAGTTACAACCGGCCGCGAGATTTTTGGATCTGCGATGGCAGTTGAGGAGGCAGCCGCGAAGGTGTTTGCCCAAGGCATGCAGGCTTCCGGCATCCTCAGCAGTGACGCCAAAATCACTCCACAGCAGCGCGAGCAGCTCCGGACAAGTCTCAATGCGTTCATGGGTTCGAAGAACGCCGGCAAGATCATGGTCGCGGAAGCGGGCTTCAAGTATCAGGGCATCACAATGAACCCTGAAGCGGCGCAGATGCTGGAGTCTCGATCGTTCAACATCGAGGAGATGTGCCGCTGGTTCCGTGTTCCGCCGTTCATGGTTGGGCATATGGACAAGCAGTCCAGTTGGGCCAGCTCGGTCGAGGCACAGAACCTGCACTTCCTGACCAACAGCCTCCGGCCTTTGCTGGTGAATATCGAGCAGGAGATCACTCGCTGCCTGATCGGCGACGCAGACGCTGATGAGTACTTCGCCGAGTTCTCCGTTGAGGGTCTGCTCCGTGCTGATAGCGCCGGCCGGGGCGCCTGGTACAACACTGCTCTGCAAAATGGCTGGATGTGCCGAAACGAAGTGCGTCGACTGGAGAACCTGCCGCCAATTCCTGGTGGTGACATCTACACGGTTCAGTCCGCGCTGGTTTCACTCGATCAGCTCGGCAAGCAATCGGCTGGCATGTCTCCAGCTGCGACGGCATTTATGTTGCGAATCGCTGCCGCTAACCAAGCCGGCGACAAGGCGACTCTCTCGGATGCTTTCGAGCTTGCCAACAAGGCGCTGGAATCCGGAAACCCGGACGGGCCACTGATGGCCCATGCGCTGATTTCGCTGCCTTTGCTTAAAGCAGCCTGACCCTGGAGTAAATCATGACCTTGAAGACCATTCCGGTGGCTCCGGCGGCTCGCCCGTGCGCGCAGGTTCAGTGCGACCTCACGCCGAAGGCGCTGGAGCGCTGGAATCCATCCATCAAAGCGGCCGCTACCGATGACAACACCATCACGATGTACGACCCGATCGGGTACGACTGGTGGACTGGCGACGGTGTAACCGCCAAGCGCGTCAGCGCTGCGCTGCGCAGCATCGGCGATAACGACGTGACAGTGAAAATCAACAGCCCGGGCGGTGATGTATTCGAGGGGCTGGCGATCTACAACCTCCTTCGAGAGCACAAGGGCAAGGTGACCGTCCAGATTCTTGGCTTGGCAGCCTCAGCGGCATCGTTCATTGCGATGGCTGGCGATGAGGTGCAGATCGCTCGCGCCGGCTTTTTGATGATCCATAACAGCTGGACCGGTGTTGCTGGTGACCGAAACGAAATTCGTGAGGTTGCAGACTTCCTCGAACAGATCGATGGATCTCTTGCCGACATCTACGCCGTGCGCACCGGTGACAAGGTCGAGGAAATGAGCCGGCTCATGGACGTTGAAACCTGGATGGGCGGCTCAGCCGCCATAGATGCTGGCTTTGCCGACTCGCTGCTCGCCTCTGACGCAACGAAAGAAGACACCAATGCAATGACACCTCACCAAGTGGCCGCGCGCCGCCTGGACATGATTCTTGCGAAACAGGGAATGCCCCGCACCGAGCGGCGATCCCTGATTCAAGACCTCAAGGCGGGTATGCCCGGCGCTACCCCCTCCGGCAAGCAGAACGCTGCCGAAACACCGGCCGACCTGGCCAACCCAATCGCCGAACTACAAGCCGCATTGTCGCGGTTTTCGGCTGCAGCTACCCATACCGGAGTCAAACCATGAGCGAAAACACCGCTGATCTGCTGAAGAATGTTTCCAACGAGCTGAAAAAGGCCACTGACGATTTCAGCAGGCAGGCAGAAAACGCACTGAGCGAGGCCAAAAAGGCCGGCACGCTGTCTGCCGAAACCAAAAACGCTGTCGACGAACTGGCAACCAAATTCAACAGCCTGACCGAGGCTGAGAAGCAACTGAAGGCCCAGTTGGGCGAGCTGGAACAAGAATTCGCACGCATCCCATCGCAATCGCGTCCGGGTGTGCAGGACACTCTTGGTGGCGTGGTGATCAAAAGCGAAGCCCTCAAGGAGTTCGCCAAACACATCGAGGCGTCGAAGCGTCTGAGCGTTCCGGTGAGCGCTGCGCTGCTCACCGCAAACGTGCCTGGCACCATCGTCGCGCCTGATCGACTCTCGGGCATTGACGTGATGCCGAAGCAGCGCCTGTTCATTCGCGACCTGATCGCGCCAGGTCGAACCACTTCGAACACCATCTACTGGGTTCAGCAAACCGGCTTCACTAATGCTGCCAAGGCGGTCGCCGAGAACACCCAAAAACCGTACAGCGATATCACCTTCGCGGAGAAAATCACTCCGGTGCGCACCATCGCGCACATGTTCAAGGCGTCCAAGCAGATTCTCGACGACTTCGCGCAGTTGTCGTCGACTCTGGACACCGAGATGCGTTTCGGCCTCAAGTACGTCGAAGAGCAGGAAATTCTGTTCGGCGACGGCACCGGGGCGCACCTCGACGGCATTGTGCCGCAGGCCAGTGCGTTCGATGCTGCCTTTGACGTTGCAAATCAGACCGGCATCGATGATCTGCGCCTGGCGATGCTGCAAGCCCAGCTGGCACGTCTGCCGGCATCCGGCCACGTCCTTCACTTCATTGACTGGGCGAAGATCGAGCTGACGAAGGACAGCTTGGGGCGCTACATCTTGGCCAACCCATTGGGCTTGGCAGGTCCAGTCCTCTGGGGCTTGCCTGTGGTGGCCACCGAGATCGCAGCGTTCCAGGGCAAGTTCCTGACGGGTGCGTTCCAGACCGGCGCGCAGATCTTCGATCGTGAAGATGCAAACGTGGTTATCTCGACCGAGAACGCCGACGACTTCGAGAAGAACATGATCTCCATTCGTTGCGAAGAGCGCTTGGCGCTGGCGGTTAAACGTCCTGAAGCCTTCATCTACGGCAGCTTCACCGCACCGACCACACCTTGACCTGGACAGGGCCGCCAATAAGGCGGCCCACTGGAGGGCATCATGAAGTTGATCACTTTGAAACCGCTGTATCTGGGCGGCAAAACCCTGGTCGAAGGCTCGCCGTTCATTACTGACGAGCAACATGGACGGCAGCTTCTGGCAAAAGGGTTCGCAGCCGAGCATAAAGGCGATGAATCGCCGGAAGTCGATTTGACCTCTGATCAGGCAGGTGGCGGAGCATTGACCACGGAAAGCCTTGTCGGCAAGTCAAAGACCTTTGATTTGAAGCAGCTGGGCCATGGTCATTGGATTGTGGTGAACGCCGAGGGTCAGCAGGTCGGCGACTTCAGCGGAAATAAGGCCGCTGCAATTACCGAAGTTGAGCGACTCACCGCTGAAGCAGCTCCGCAGGTGTAACCATGAGCCTGATCGATATTGAGCGTGCGATGAAACACGTTCTGGCTGAACCCGAAGATCAAGATTTGGTTCAGGACAAGCTGGATGCGGCCGAGGGTGCCGCCATGAAGTACCTCAATCGGCGCGTGTTTCTCGATCAGGCCGCCATGGATTTGGCAAAAGCAAGTATTCCCACCCTGATGCAGTCTGCTCGCGCCGCGAACACCGCAGCCGTTGAAGCCGCGAACGCTGTTGATGACGCTCGCGACCGATGCGTTCTGCTCGATTACGCCAGGCAAGCGCTTGCCGATGCGCATGAGGAAATCGACGCAATCGCCTACGGAATGCTGCTGAAGCCTGAGTTCACGGCGGCATGCCTGCTCACACTCGGCCACTTGTTCGCGAACCGCGAGGATGTGGTGGTGGGCGCCGTTGCAACAGAATTGCCAATGGCCTCCAAACACCTACTGACTCCTCTTCGCGCGAGGATGGGGGTGTGATGCGCGCCGGCCGACTTCGTCACCGAATCGATATCCAGCGGAAGGTGACGGGCCGCGATCCTGACACTGGAGAAGTGATCAAGGAGTCTTGGGTTACTAAGTGGGAGAAATGCCCGGCTGCATTTGAGCCGTTGAGTAGCCGCGAATTCATCGCTGCCAAGGCTGAGCAGGGCGAGGCGACCGCGCGCGTCGTTATTCGATATCGCCCAGGTGTCCTGCCGACGATGAGAATCCTGTATCGCGGCGACATCTACACCATTGTTGGCCCGCCATTGGCCGACCCGGTATCTGGTAAGGATTACCTCAGCATTCTGGTGTCCACGGGGGTGAACGATGGGTGATTTTTGGCTCCAGGGAGTGGATGGCGTCGTCGGAAAGATGCGTGGGCTGGCGCCGAAGTTACGGCGCTCCGGACTGAAGAAGGCCGCTCGGCGAGCCATGAACATTGTCCGTGACTCGGCGAAAGCCAAAGCCAAAACCATCGACGATCCGGAAACCGCCGCAAAGATCTGGAAGAACATCGTCACGCAGGACTCCCCCAAGGAAGGCGCCCAGGTTGGCGGTGTGGTGATGCGCGTGGGGGTTCGAGGCGGTGCTGGTGCAAACCAATACAGCAAGGACGCATCGGGAAACCCGGGCGGGGACACCAGGCACTGGCGTTATATCGAGTTCGGTACCGAGCACAACCCAGCTGCTCCCTTCATGCGTCCAGCCCTGGCCGACAACGTCGGTCCAGTCACCGAAAAATTCGCCAATGAATTGAGTGCTGAGATCGACGCAGCGCTGAGAGGGCAGTGATGTTCGCACCCATTTTCAAGGTTTGCTCGGCTGATTCCGGCGTTGGTGCGCTGATCGGCGCCGGTACCGAGTGCCGGCTCTACCTGTTTGGCGAGGCGCCGGCGGATGTGATCAAACCCTACGCGGTTTGGCAGACGATCGGCGGCGCGCCGGACAACTATCTGGCCGACCGTCCCGATAGCGACCGATTTGAGCTGCAGGTCGATGTTTATGGCACGGCTGCGACCCAGACAAGGAATGTTGCTCGGGCTATTCGTGACGCCATTGAGCAAAAGGCTTATGTGACCCGTTGGGGCGGCGAATCGCGCGACGCTCCGACCAAAACTTACCGCTACAGCTTCGACGTGGACTGGTGGGTATCCCGCTGACCGCCCGATGTAATCAATGCCCGCCTTGTGCGGGTTTTTTTATGCCCGACATACGGAGAAACCCATGTCGATCCTCACCCAAGGAACCAAGATTTACGCTCTGGTGCCACCGATGACCGGTACCGGCCCGCTGACCGTGCTGCCCATCGATTGCGCTACCGCTTTCAACCCGGGTGGTGCACCGGCCGACCAGATCGACGACACCTGTCTGGAAGACACTGTCCGTAAATCCAAAAAAGGCCTGCGCACCCCCGGCCAGGCTTCGATGACCATCCTGGCCGACCCGCGCAACGCCAGTCATATTCGCCTGCATCAGCTCTCCGAGGCTGACGGTGAAACCACGATCAAGTGGGCTGTGGGTTGGTCTGACGGCACCGCCGCTCCGACGGTAAATACGGCTGGCGATGATTTCGAGCTGCCAGAAGCACGCACCTGGTTCGTCTTCGAAGGCTATGTCGCGGATTTCCCGTTCGACTTCGCCGGCAACGCGAACGTCAGTACCGCTGTTTCCATCCAGCGATCCGGCGGCTCAGCCTGGATTCCGAGAACTGCATAAGGCCGACCCATGAAACTGGCAGATCTGAAAAAGAAGGGAGGCGTCATCACCGACGCCTTCGTGAAGAAGTCCGTCGAATGGACCCACAACGTCAAGGGCAAGGACGTTACCGAAAAGTTCGATATCCACGTCCGCCGGCACGCGTTTGGCGTCATGGAAGCAATGTTCATCGGTGGCGAGGCGCAGAAATACCGGAACGCGCGCTATCTGGCCGCCAGTGTGTTTCTCGGCCCTGATGGCGCCGAGGAGCTGCCGTTCGACGATGCGGTCAACCTCGACCCTGGACTGGGCATTGCCCTGCTGCAGGCCGTGAACGAGGTCAATGCCCCAGTAAAAAACTGACAGCCGCCGATGAGTTGCACCACGAACTGGTGCTCAACGGAGTCGGCGGCCGCACGATCGCGGAGCTCAAACGGAACATGAGCTACGCGGAAATGCTGTCATGGGCGGCGTATCGGGAGAAATACGGATCTTTCAACCCGATGCATCGTCAGGAGCAGATGTCGGCCATCATTGCACTGCAGGTTCACCGGCTCGGTTCTGGCAAGGCTGACCTGATCGACTTCATGCCGCATGCCGAGCGCCCAGCGCTCACGCTGGAACAGGCGATGGAGGATTGGGTGTAATCGGTGTCGTAGTTGATGATAGATTCCCAAGTTAATTCTTGGAGGGTTTGATGTGAGAAAAACATCTCTATCGGCGCTGATTTTGTCGATGGCCGCAGGGAGTGCGCAAGCCGAAACAACTATGGATCACATATCCATGCAAGTTATTTCCTATCGTTCTTTCGCTGCTGCAAATTTATGCCATGTGAACTCAGGTCTTTATGGGCAAGTTCTACAGCAACGGGAAAAAGGTATAAGCAAGAGCGCGCTTGAGGAAAAGCTTGATGTGGCCAGTGCTCCGGCGATACAGGAAATTATTGATACCGCTTATAGACCGCCAAATTCCCAAGTAGTACAGCCTGAAGATTTTTATAAGAGCTGCATTGCTTCCCAGCAGGCAGTGATTCAGAAAGAAATCGCAGGCATGTCGACTAAATAAGCTTGCAGCCATCCAGACCCGCTACGGCGGGTTTTTTTATGCTTGGAGAAAAGTTATGTCATCCCGTTCGCTGGGCACGTTGACACTGGATCTCGTTGCCAAAATCGGCGGCTTTCAGCAGAACATGGATCAGGCATCAAGGTCTGTTGCGGGGTCAGGCTCAGCTGCAGTAAAGGCTTCCGCTCAGGTTCAAGTTCTCGAGCGGCAGTTCTCATCATTGGCTGGTGTGGCATCTAGAATTGCAGGGCCACTCGCTGCCGCATTCAGTGTAAACGGCATTTACAACGCCAGTGAGGCATACAGCACCCTGACGAACAGGCTGAAGCTTGTAACCAATGGCTCTGTAGAGCTTGCTACTGCTCAGGCAGCTGTATTCGGTATCGCCCAAGATGCTCGGCAGCCCCTGACCGCGACCGCCGAACTTTACCAGCGCATCGCGACGAATCAAAAGGAGTTGAAGCTCACTGGCGAAGGTGTGGCCGGCATCGTCGGCACAATCAGCAAAACGCTTGCGATCTCCGGTTCATCTGCCGAAAGCGCGAATGCCGCGTTGATTCAGCTCGGCCAGGCATTTGCCTCCGGAGTATTGCGCGGCGAGGAGCTGAATTCGGTTCTAGAGCAGGCCCCCGCGCTGGCTCAGGCGATCGCGAAAGGCATGGGCAAGACTGTTGGTGATTTGCGCAACCTCGGCGAACAAGGACTGCTCACCGCTGACGCCGTAGTGAAGGCCCTTCAGAACCAAGAAGGCGCCGTTGATTCGTTGTTTTCGAAAATGACGGCAACCATTGGGGGCAGCCTTACAGTCGTAGGAAACTCAATCACTCGGTATATCGGTGAGATTGACCAGTTGACCGGTGCGAGCGGCAAGATCGCCGGCGAAATTCTCGCTTTTGCCAAAACCTACGATAGTGGCGTGCCACTTGTTCTTGATGGGATCCGCGAGCACTCTGATGCTCTTTCACAAATTCTGACCACTGGCCTTTATATTGCGCTCGGTAAAGTTGCTGGCGGGTTCGCGCAGCAGGGCGCTGCGGCGATTTCGACTGCTGTAGCGAACCAAACAGCTCTTGCTTCCTCGGCCGCACTTGCCAAGCAGGATCTGTTGGCGGCTCAGGCCAAACAACTGGACGCCAAAGCATCGGTTCAGCGGGCAAATCTTGAGTTGAGCGCCGCACAGGGAAAGGTCGCTTCAGATCGGGTGCGCCAGGCCTCAGAGCTGGCCAACATCCAATCCGTACAAGCCGCACTTGCTGCCGAGTTGACGCTTGAGCAGGAGCGCTTGAAAGCGCAGATCAACGAGCAGGGGCGCGCAGCGTCGGTTGCTCGGATCTCCGAGATTCGTCTCGCACAGGTCGCGGTGATCAAGCAGGTTGAAGCCGCGGAACGCTCCTTGGCCAGCACTACGGTGGCGTCCTCGGCACTCGTGGAAAAGGCCTATGCAGGGCGAACTGCAGCAACATTGGCTTTCGCTGAAACGACCGCCGCCGTCAACGCGCTGAGCGTCGCATCGAATAATGCCGCTGCCGCAGCCAGCGTAACCGGGCGGGCATTTTCCGCACTTGCAACTGCGGGTAGCGGAGCCTTGGCGATGCTCGGCGGCCCGGTAGGGCTGGTGTTCATCACAGCCGCCGCCGCGCTTTCCTTCATCGACTTTCGCAGCAGTGCCGACAAGGCAAAAGAGGGCCTTGAGCAGCTTCAGGGGCCGTTGGATCAGGTAATCGCCAGATTCAAATCCATGACAGAGGAGCAACGCGCCGGCGCCCTGGTTCGCTGGAGTGAGGCACAGGTTGATGCGGTGAAGGCCGCAAAAGGAGAGCTGGATACCCTCCAGGCGACTCTGAAAAAAGGGGTTCTGGGATCTGACTCGCTTTCTCTGCCGTCGAGGATTGCGGGTTCCAGCAACGACGAAACGATCAAAAGAGCTCAGGCATACGAGGATTTGCGTACGAGGATTGACGAAGCCGCGAAAAGCGGTCAGTCGATCATTCCTATTTTGGAGGAGGCGGGCAAGGTACCTGGCGTTTCACCGAAGTTGGTAGATGACCTGAAAAAAGGCGCTGAAGCATGGTCGACGCAGAACCAAGTTGCCAGGGAAGCTGAAGATCGTCAGCGCATACTCCGGGGCGAGATGGACAAAACCGCCGCATCGGCGGCGAATGGCGCAGCGGCGACCGGCGGAATGACCACTGCCGGCGAGAAGTACCTGAAAACCTTGCAGGCTCAGTTGGGCAAGCTGCAGGACAACAACGACGCGGTGAAGGAAGCCACCCGATACCTGGACCAGCACAAGGAACTGAGCGAGGCTGATCGGACGGCGATTATGTCCGTCGCCTACGCTACGAAAGCTCAGGATGAAGCCAACAAGGCCGCCACCAAATCGACGAAGGACGCAGCCAAAGCCCAGACCTCTCTGAAGGAGCAGTTGAAGCAGGCTGCTGCCGGTTTTCTCGACCTTAAAAAATCGTTCGATCCGGTGGGCGCAGCATCTGAGCAATTTCAGAAGTCGACCGGGCAGCTCAACCTTCTTTTCAAGAATGGGAAGATCACCCAGGAAGATTACGGCAAGGGCACCGCGTGGCTGGCAGAGCAATTCAATACTGCCACCAAGGCAGCGCTCGGCCTGTCACAGGCTGAGGAATACCGCCTTGAGCTGGAGAAGAAGCTCAACAATGATCGCGCTCAATACGCGAGCCAGGCCGCGGCAGTCGGGCAGGGTGATAAGGAAGCCGAACGCGCGCAGCAGCGCCTGGAGCTTGAGCGTGAGACGAACGAGCGTCTGCTTTCGCTTCGCACCGAACTGGCCAATGCTACGACGGAAAAGCAGCGCAATGACCTGCAAGCCCAGATTGATCTGACGAACGAGTATCTGCCGAAACAGGTTGATGCCATGCGTGAGGGTTTCAGGCAGATCGACGAAGCCCAGGCGGATTGGTCAAATGGTGCGCGATCAGCGTTTGCCAATTACATGGACAGCGCTTCGAACGTCGCCGAGCAGACGAAGAACCTGTTTTCTGACGCCCTCAACGGCACAGAAGACGCGCTGGTGAACTTCGTCAAAACGGGAAAGCTTTCGTTCCGGGATCTGGCTGATTCGATCGTCGAGGACTTGATCCGGATCCAGATCCGGCAGGCCGCCGTCGGCTTTCTCGGAGGTTTTGCCGGGCTGTTCAGCGGCGGTGGTGGGGCTTCTACCCTGGGCGCCGGCACCATGACCGGTTTCAGCGAGGGCAGCATGGTGATGAATGCCAAGGGTGGCGTTTACGACTCGCCAAGTCTTTCGTCCTTTTCGAACCAGATTCACGACAGCCCGCAGATGTTCGCGTTTGCCAAGGGCGCCGGCATCTTCGCGGAGGCCGGCCCAGAGGCAATTATGCCGCTGACCCGAGCCGCTGATGGATCTCTTGGCGTTCGCGCGATCGGCAACGGCGACACCTCGGCGGCAGAAACCGCAGCCACTGAAACCTCCTCGATCGGCGGAATTACCCAGTACATCACCGTCCAAGGTTCGGCTGATGACGCCACACTGGCGCGCATCCAGCAAGCGGCCAAGCAGGGCGCTCAGGATGGCTACAGCATGGTGCTTCGCGATCTAAAAATGAACGGCCCAGCCCGGCAGCTAATTGCCAGAAATCGATAGAAACAGGAGTACCGCATGGCTATCGAATGGCCGGCTTCGCTGTGCCCGAACGAAATGACGTGGGGCATGGTTTACAACAATCGGAGCTTCACCTCGACGCTTTCAAATGCCCAGCAGATCGTTGGATACCCGGGTTCCTATTGGCAGTGCACGCTCACATTCAACTCCATGAGCCGCGCCAAAGAACGGCAGCTGTCTGCTGTTATTGGTCGGCTTCAGGGGATGCTCGGAACCGTGAACATTCCTGCGTTCACTCGCCGGCGCACCGACTCGATTGGAGCGCCGGTGGTGATCACCGGTAATGCCCAGGCAACCGTGATGACAATCGGCGGCGTTACCGCAAGCCGTAAGGTCTTCAGCTACGGCGACTACATCAGCATCAACGGTGAGATGTTCGAGATTGTTGATGACGCGTCATCGAATGCACAGGGCAGGGTTCAGGTGACGCTTAACAAGCGAATCCGAAAGGCCCTGGTCGCTGGCGCCGCCGTTGAGTACCGCAATCCGTTCGCAGAGATGCGGCGAACGGACGACAACCACAGCTTCACCATTCAGCCCTTGGTGGCCAATGGCACGCTGCAACTCAGGGAGGCCTTCTGATGCCCTCAGCATTCCCGTTCAGCCAGAACGTGGTGAACATCATCGCCACTGGCCGGTTCATGCCGGTCTACGCCGTGCAGCTCGATTTCGTGGACGGCATGGTCTTCGCGCACACCGGTACCGGCGACCTGGTGGTCGACGGCATCACCTATCAAGGGGTGGGCAATTTCGGCCAGGTCAGCCAGTCGCAGGAAAGCGACAACTCCGGCTCGCCGATGTCGGTCGAGCTGACCCTGAGCGGCCTGGATGCCTACATCCTCTCCGAGACGAACGTGCGCGGTTGCCGAGGCCGAATGGCCAAGGTCCTGTTCGTGGTGTTCGACGAGGCTGGCAACTACGCGGCGGACATCCTGTTTTCCGGCCGAATGGATGCAGCCAAGTTCTCGTTCGCCGGCAACGGCCAGGACGGCAACAGCATCACCGTGCCCGTGGTCGACCGGATGGCTGAGTGGAGCCGCACCGGTACCGAACGCTTCACCGACGAAAACCACCGCGCGCGCCACGACGGCGACCGGTTCTTCTACGCCATCGCCCAGATGTCCGAGTGGCCCATTTACTGGGGCTCGAAGAAGGACGCACCGACATTCACCTATGGAAGTTAGCCATGCGCTACCGAGACTGGACAACCCGTCTGAACGACGTGATCAAGGCCGCCCAAGAGCGGCCTTTTTCATGGGGAGAATTTGACTGTTGCCTGTTCGCAGCGGACTGCACAGCGGCGATTTGCGGCGTCGATCCGGCCGAGAACTACCGCGGCAAATACACCACGGAAACCGGTGCCAAGCGACAGCTGAAAAAGCAGCACGGCAGCCTTGAGGCTGCGTGGGATGCCCATTTTGCGAGGGTGCCGCTGACGTTCATCCAGCGCGGTGACGTGGTGCTGTACGACGCGCCCGGCGGCCGAAGCATGGCTGTTTTCTGGGCTGGCGATTATTGGGCAACAACCGACGACGGCGCAGCCCGTGTCGTATGCGAGCCACTGGCCGCGTGGAGGGTTGAATGAGCGGCGGCGTCAGAAAACTTGCCTCGGTTGTAGTCGGTGCGGTTGTTGGTTTTGCCCAAGGTGGCCCGTGGGGCGCGGTCGCCGGCGCTGCGCTGGCCTTCTACGCATCGGAGCAGCAGGAAAAGCTCAACACCAAGTCGCCATTGCGCGACAACGAGCCGTCGGCGCAGACCGTTCGGTCGTCGAAGGCGCCTGTCCGTTTCATCCTCGGCCGCGTTTCCACCGGTGGCGTGCTGGTCTGGGCGCAGGAGCAGGCCGGCGCGCAGGGTGAGGGCGAATGGCTGCACCTGGTGTACGTGTTGTGCGAGGGCTCGATCACCGCGCTCGAAAATATTTACCTGGGCGAAGAAGAGATCGGCAGCTACGGTGCGCAGGCGACGTATGAGCTGGTGGTCAACCCGACCCAGGTGAACGCTTTCCTGAAGGCCAACTGCCCGGACTGGAAGGATAGCCAGATCGGCCGGGGCCTGTCGTTCGTTCGGGTATCGCTGCAATACAGCGCAGAGAAATTCCCGTCAGGCATCCCGGATACCCGTTTCGTGGTGCGCGGCCGCAACGACGTGTACGACCCGCGCACCGGTACCGCGGTTTACAGCGCCAATACCGCGCTGCACCTGCTCTGGTTCCTGCGCGCGCGTTGTGGCGTGCCGGACGACGAGATCGTGTTCGAAACCTTCGCCAGCGCGGCCAACGTGTGCGACGAGGCTCTGACCAATGCCGACGGCTCGACCAGTCAGCGCTATCGCAGCGGCTGCGTCATCGGTGCGGACGAACAGCGCACAGGCGTGCTGCAAAAGCTGGAAGCAGCTTGCGGCGGTCATCTGATCCGTGTCGGCGGCCGCTGGATGCTTCAGGCGGGCGCGTACTACGGCCCTTATGATTTCGAGATTACCGAAGACATGGTGATCGGCACTGTCACCGGCAGCACCGAGCCGACCAACGATTCGGCGATCAACACCGTCCGGGGCACGTTCATTGACCCGTCGCAGTCGTGGACGGAAACCGATTACCCGGAGGTCAGTGTTGCCGAATGGATCGTTGAGGACGGCGGCGAGGCGGCAGAAACGCTGACCTATTCCTACGTCACCGATCCATATCAAGCCCAGCGCCTGGCGAACATGGAGTTGCGCCGGCGCCGCGCTGGCGGGGCGATCAGCATTCCGATGAACTTTGCCGGCTACAACTGCCGACCGGGCCGCGTGGTTCGGGTCAACTTGCCATCGCTGAACATCCTGGGCGAATTCATCGTTTCGGACTGGTCCATGGGCGACAGCGAAGGCTGCACCGTCCAGGTCAAACAGTACGAGGCGGCGATCTTCGATGATGCCGTTGGTCAACCGTACAACCCGATTGGATTCATCAATCTGCCGGCCGGCGGTCTCGGCACACCGAGTGCGGTCACGTGGACGCAAGACACCACCGCCGAGGTTACTCAGGGCGTGCTGTCTTGGCTGCCGCCGATGGGCATCGTCAAGGAATACATCGTCATCGTCCGGCAGGGTGCTACCGCGGTGCAGTCGCACAACGTTCCGGCCACCTCGACGGAGATCGCCATTAACGGCCTGCCGTCTGGAAACTACACAATGAGCGTGGCGGCGGTTGGGCCGATGGCGCGCTCCGGCGAGGCGACGATCACCGTCAGCATCAACGGACCTCCCATTCCAGAAAGCTGCGTAGTGCAGTCCTCGATCGACAGCATCGTGCTGATCCCAAGCAACTCACAAAACGGCCTGAACGGAGGGACTTACGAATACTTCTTCAGCACTTCGCCAACGGCGACTTCTGCTGATGCCGAATATCTGGGGCAAGGCCTGACCTTCACCCACAACGGGCTGGGGTTCTGGACCAACTACTACTACTTCATCCGCTCATCGAACGCCTACGGGAAAAGCTCGTTCCTCTACGTTCCCGCGCAGACGTCAAACGACGTTTCCGCATATCTTGCAGCCTTGGCTGGAAAGATAAGTAAAACGGAACTTGGGCAGGATCTGGTAACCGAGATCGACAAGATCCCGGGCCTTCAGGATCAGATTGATGCGCTGGATGGCTTGAAAGGGTACGAGCCGGATCAGGTTTATCTGAAAGGGCAGATGATCGTCGATGACGGCCAGATCTATCTAGCGCTGCAGCCGGTGCCGGTCAACACCCCACCGCCTAACCCTCTCTACTGGGAGGATGTTGGAGATTTATTGGAAACGGCCAATGGCTTGGCCGAGCAGGTGGCCACGCATACAAGCGAGATCACCGAACTCGACGGAGAGGTGACGGCTACCTCAACTGCGTTTAACGCTCTGCGCGCGTCTTGGCGTGATGATGACGGGCAGGGGGATTTGAATGGCGCGCTAAAGGAATGGGCAAGTACATCAGCCATTGCGAACGAAGATCGAGTCAGATCCTCCGAGAACCTGGCCAGCGCACAAAAGCTCACCACCCTTGACTCCAAGGTTGGTGAGAACGAAGCGAATGTGATTGATCTGCGCCGCACAGTGGCAACAGACAAGGAAGCAACGGCTCAGGCGATCACTCAGGTAAACGTCAAGGTCGGTGAGAACGCTGCTGCCATTCAGGAGACCTCGACCGCGTACGCGGATACCAGCGGCAAGCTGTCCACAATGTGGTCGGTGAAGATGCAGGTGACTCAGGATGGCAAGTACGTCGCGGCGGGTATTGGCCTCGGCATTGAAAACACGGGTGCCGGTCTCCAAAGCCAGTTCCTGGTGAGTGCTGACCGGTTCGCCATCGTCAACACGATTGCCGGCGGCGCCATCTCGGTGCCGTTTGCAGTGCAGGGTGGCCAGGTGTTCATGAACTCGGCGTTCATCCAAGACGGCAGCATCACGATGCTGAAGATCGGCCAATACCTTCAATCCGACAACTATATCCCTGGCACACTTGGCTGGAGGCTGGATAAAGCCGGCAACCTCGAGTTCAACGGTCCAGCGCCTGGGGGAGGTCGTTTAACGATGACCAACCGAGCAATCAAGGTTTTCGACCAAAACGGGGTGAAGCGCGTGCAACTTGGAGACCTCGACGCATGACTTATGGAGCGAGAGTCTGGGACGAGAATGGCAATCTAGGGATGGACACCAACAGCTTCACGTATCAGGTGCTGTGGCAGGGCGTGATCGATTTCAGCGGTACCACGCCCAGTTACACGTTGAGCATTCCAGGCTTCAACCCGGCCAACTGCGTGTTCATGATCATTCCGACAAGAGCACAGGACGTGCAGTCGTCCGAGACCGACGGTAGCGGCAACGCAAAATCCTACCCCTATGTCACGACCGCCGTCGGCCAAGTGACTGTGAGGCCGAAGAATCCTTCAGCGAGCGCTTCTACAGGGCAATCGAGGATTGTCGCGAAGGGCTACGCCATCAGGTATTCGACATGAGTTATGGCTTTCAGAGCATCAACGACAACGCCTTCGTACAAATTGACTCCGAAGCTCCAAGGCTTTGTGTGCTCACGAAGGGTTCATACGCAGGCGTGACCGATGCTTTTGCAACATTCGCTCGAGCGGTGACGAGTCAGGATCCGCCGCTTGTTTTTATTCGACCAGACCAGACCGGTTCGATTCAGGTACCCATTTCGGTTTGGTTCACTGGCGGCCCAGGAAACTGGACCGGTTTCGCCATGAAGGCCTCGAACGTGCTGGGCACCTTGAGCGGCCAGTATTTTGTTGCCGCATGGGCATCAATGGGGACTGCGGCTTATGGAATGCGCCTATGGGATGGTAATGGCGCCCTTGTCTACGACAGCGGTGCTCCGGCGGTTGTCGTCACCTTTGCTGCAGGAAACTGGACATACCTCGGCAGTGAGGTTTTGACAGCAGGTAGGCGCTACATCTGGGGCATATCAAAGGCCCTTGGCGTCGGTGAGTATGTTTCGCTCAATCCCTT